ATAAATGGGTGGACATTGGAAGTAAAAAGAAAGATGGTTCTTTTTCAAAATGCGGTCGTTCTAAACAGAAAGCAGATGCAAAACGTAAGTACCCAAAATGTGTTCCACTAGCTAAAGCAAGAGGAATGTCAGAGGGACAAAGACGTTCAGCAGTAAAAAGAAAAAGAGCAGTTGCACAAGGTGTTGGTGGTAAACCAACAAATGTAAAAACTTTTACTAAAAGAACTAAAGCAGCGTCAGGTTATGCTGCTGGATACATAGGTAAAAGTATAAAAAGTGATTATGGTGGAGTTACTTTATCAAATCCATCTTATCTTAAATATTATAAAGGCATGATCTAATGAGAGCGTATTACTCAAAAGGTACAATGCCAGCGAGAAATAAAAAAAACTTTAGACCTACAAAGTCTGGAGCAGGAATGACACGAGCCGGGGTCAAAGCCTACAGAAGATTAAATCCTGGCTCTAAACTAAAAACAGCCGTGACTGGTAAAGTGAAACCAGGATCAAAAGCTGCTAAACGTAGAAAATCATACTGCGCAAGATCACTAGGTCAGCTCAAAAGAGCTTCAGCAAAAACTCGTAACGATCCGAACTCACGTATCCGTCAGGCAAGAAGGAGATGGAAATGTTAAAAAAACAAAAGATTAAAAAAGTAATCAAAGGTTTAACAAAAGCATCTAAGACACATGCTAAACAAGCTAAAACATTAAAAGGAGTTATCAATGGCGGATCCAAAAAAGGGAACGGGAAAAAAACCTAAAGGTTCAGGACGAAGATTGTATACGGATGAAAATCCAAGAGATACAGTTAAGATAAAATTTGCAACACCTGCAGATGCAAGGGCGACTGTTGCAAAAGTAAAACGTATTAGCAAACCATTTGCTAGAAAAATACAAATATTAACTGTTGGAGAACAGCGTGCCAAAGTTATGAAAAAAAATCAAGTCGCTGCTATATTTAAGAAAGGAAAGGAGTCAATAAGAAATGCGAAGAGCAATACTAGAAGCACTTAGAGCTAGATACGAAGCAGAGATTGCAGAAGCAGATGCCACAATAAATATTTATCTTAATAATTCAGTTGGTATTGGAGAACATCCACAACACATTGACGAGATAAATAAACAAGTAGAAAAAATAGCTAATGCAAAAGAAAAAATAGATGTTTTAGAGGAGTTTGAACCAGAGAGAGGAGCGGTGTTATAATGGAAGATGGACTAGTAATAGTATCTAAAATACAAAAAATAGTGAGAGAAAACCTTCAACGAATTGGTGATACGTTAATTAGTGGAGGTGTTGACAATATGGAAAAATATCAGTATATGTTAGGACAAGCGCGTACATATCAGTATTTGTTACAGGAAATCTCTAACCTGCTAGATAATAAGGAGCAAAAAGATGAAAAAGGAACAGTTATCGACCTCAACAACAGAGGAACCTAAAGTTAAACTGGCTTTAGAAGAAAAATATAACGAAGAAGATAAAAAACAAAATCAAAAACAAGCAGATCTTTCAAAAAAAGAATCATCTAAATTACCGAATCCAACAGGATGGAGAATTTTAATTTTACCATTTAAAATGAAAGAAAAAACTAAAGGTGGACTTTATTTAGGTCAAGACACATTAGAAAGACAACAAATAGGTTCTAATTGTGGAATGGTTTTAAACATGGGTTCTCAATGTTATGATAAAGAGAGATATCCAGAGGGGCCTTGGTGTAAAAAAGGTGACTGGGTTATTTATGCTAGATATGCTGGATCAAGAATACAGATCGATGGCGGGGAAGTTAGATTGTTAAATGATGATGAAATTTTAGCAACCATCGAAAATCCCGAAGATATATTTCATCAGTATTAAAACATAGAAGGAGCAAACTATGCCAGAAGATAAAAAACTAAACACAGAAGACAGAGAAATGGTCGACATAGATACTTCAGGACCTGAAGTAGAAGTAGATATTTCTGATAAGAAAGATGACAAACGAACATATGAGAAAGAAAAAGATCATGGAACAGATATTTCATTTGAAAATGAAAGGGAAACTAAAGTAGAAGAAAACGAACCAAAGGAAGAAGTAAAAGTTGAAGAAAAACAAGAAGAGAAACAAGAAACAGTAGAGAAGAAAAAAGAATTAGAAGATTATAGTGAAGGTGTTCAAAAAAGAATTGCTAAGCTAACTAAAAAAATGCGTGAAGCAGAAAGACAAAAAGAAGCTGCTTTAGAGTACGCAAAAAAAGTTATGGCTGATCAACAAAATTTGAAAACTAAACTAAATACAATAGAACCTAATTATGTAACAGCAATGGAAGGCAGAGTAGTTTCAGGATTACAAGCTGCTCAAGCTCAATTAACAAGAGCAAGAGAAGCTGGAGACATAGCTGCTGAAGTTGAGGCACAAAAAATGATTGCAAAATTAGGCGTTGAAGAAGCAAGAGTAGCTAATTTAAAAAAAGCATCAGAAGTTAAAAAAGAAGAACCTGCTGTTAAAACTTTAGAAGAAGCTATTAAACCAAAAGCTATTTCAACGGATCCAAAAGCTGAAGCATGGGCTGAAAAAAACCCTTGGTTTGGAACAGACAATGCTATGACTTATACAGCTTTTGATTTACACAAAAAACTAACCGAGGAAGAGGGTTTTGACGCTAATACTAATGAATACTATTCTGAAATAGATAAACGTATGAGACTTGACTTCCCGCATAAATTTGGTAATAATGAGACAACGGAAACGACTAAACCTACACAAACAGTAGCTTCAGCAAAGCGAAGTGTAAATACTAGTCGCAAAACAGTGAGACTCACGCCGTCTCAAGTAACAATTGCTAAAAAATTAGGTGTGCCACTTGAACTTTATGCGAAACAATTAAATATCACGAAGGAGAGATAAGCATATGACAAATAAAAAAATAGACTCCCGTGCGAGCCAAACTAAAGTTAAACAACAGAAAAAAGTTTGGACTCCACCATCATCTTTAGATGCACCACCTGCACCGGATGGTTATAAGCATAGGTGGATAAGAGCTGAATCGATGGGTTTTGATGATTCATCAAATATGTCAGCCAAGTTGAGATCAGGATTTGAATTAGTGAGAGCTGATGAATATTCTGAAGTAGACTATCCAACAGTGCAAGACGGTAAATACAAGGGGGTGATCGGAGTTGGCGGCCTTTTGCTGGCAAGGATACCGAATGAAGTTGTTAAGTCGCGCGAAGAGTACTTTAAAAAACAAACTCAAGATCGAAATGACGCGATAGATAATGACTTGATGAAGGAACAGCATCCAAGTATGCCGATCAATAATGATCGACAGACTCGTGTAACCTTCGGTGGTAACAAGAAAAGTTAATTTTTTAACAATTTGAAACCAACGATTTAATTAAACCGTACCGGAAGCCCCTCGGGGCAGGTACATAAGGAGATAAAACTATGGCTAACAAAGACGCAGCGTTCGGTTTCAGACCTACAAGACATTTGACAGGTGGAAAAATTAGAACGGAAGAATATGCTATAGCGGCAAACCATGGAACTAGTATTTATACTGGACAAGTGGTTGAAGCAGTAGCAGCAGGTGGCATTGAACAAGCAGCAGCTGGGGACACTCAACAATTAGGTGTTTTCGCTGGTGTGTTTTTCACTGACCCATCAACAAGTAAACCAACCTTTAAAGCTTTTTATCCAGCAAGCACAAACGCTTCTGATATTAAAGCTTCAGTGCATGTAGATCCATACATTGTGTATGAAGTACAGCATGATTCAGATGGTGGCACAGCTGGAACATCAGCTATGAACAATTCTGCATTTGATTTTGTCGGAACGGGTGGAAGCACTCTTACTGGACAATCAACTTCAGAGTTAGATACATCGACTTCTGGAACATCAGGTGGTTTCAAACAAATCGGTATATCAAAAGACCCGGAAAACAGTGATGAATCATCAGCAAATGCAAATGCATATGTTGTATTCAACACTGGTGAGCACGTGTTTAAATTAACAACAGGCGTATAATAGAATAGGAGATAAATTATGGCTATATCACGATCACAACTAGTTAAAGAACTAGAGCCAGGATTGAACGCCCTGTTCGGCCTGGAATATAAAAACTACGCAGATGAGCATACTCAAATTTTCGATATCGAAAATTCTGACAGAGCTTTTGAAGAAGAAGTAATGTTATCTGGTTTCGCTAATGCTTCAGTTAAACCTGAAGGATCAAGTGTAAACTTTGATACAGCACAAGAATCTTTCACTGCTAGATACACTCACGAAACGCTTGCTTTAGCGTTCTCAATCACTGAAGAAGCGATTGAAGATAACTTGTATGACAGACTTGCGTCTAGATATACAAAAGCATTAGCTAGATCTATGGCAAATGCTAAGCAGGTAAAAGGTGCTAACGTGTTAAACAACGCGTTTGATTCATCTTTCACAGGTGGAGATGGAGTTGAACTATGTTCAGCTGTCCACCCGATTGTTGCTGGAACATTTAAAAATGAGTTGTCAACTGCAGCTGACTTAAACGAAACTTCGTTAGAGCAGTCTTTAATTGACATCGCAGCAATGACTGATGAAAGAGGTCTAAAAATTGCAGCTAAAGGAGTTAAAATGATAATTCCTTCTGCGCTTCAATTTACTGCTGAGAGACTTATGAAGTCTCAAGGTAGAACTGGCACTGCAGATAATGATATCAACGCAGTTGGTAACATGGGAATGATCCCACAAGGTTATGTAGTAAACCACTACTTAACTGATACTGACGCGTTTTTCATTAAGACTGATGTTCCTAATGGATTAAAAATG